TTATGAGTAGCGCATTAGCCTGTCATGTTATGACCGCTGTAGTAAGTTCCATCTTTGTAGTTGTACTTGAGATCTACCACGCCAACCATCCCGCTCTGTTTAAACCTGATCTTCTTCACATGAATCCGAATGTCATTTGAGTCAGGGGTAAAGTCTCTTTCAACAATCAAGATGTTGTCAGCTTTGTTGTAGAAGTTAGCCGATCCCGCTATGTCATAAGGCTCTGGGACAGGGAACGTTCCGTCTGCATTGCGTCTGAGCTTGGCTGGATGTGCGATCAGCCACACATGGCACTCGTTATTAGCTGCCCACCGCTTGAGCTTTGCTAGCATCTGAGAGACATACTCTGTCTCTGTCCAACCGCTAGGTCGCTTATGCTCGAACTCGTTGTATGGATCTAACACTAGTCCTCTTACGTTTGGGTAACGCTGTACGCAAGCGGTAGCATTATCTAAACACCAATCAATCGTTGGTGCTTCATCATCAGATCTGATCCAGTAGTAGTGGTTACCAATGAAACCGATTGCATCTGACCACTCGGTATCATCCATCTCTCCTCCAGCAAATGTCTTCCAAGCTGGCTTGCCGACATACTTAGCTGCGATCTTGTTGATGTGGTCATCGACAGGGTTCTCGAAAGAACAAACTGCGAACCTCCACTTGTGATCTTTGGCAAGGTTTAAACAAACCTGATCGAGAAATTCTGACTTACCAACTCCGGGTGCGCCAGACACTATCGTCAGTTCTCCGGGTCGTACCCTGTAGTTATGACTGAGAGCTGGGATTCCAACATCAATCCCCATCCGCACATCGCCCTTCAATAATGCGTAGGCATCCTCCACATAATTCCGAGTCTCCTGTAACGCCTTCAAAGGCCAAGGCTCTGCGCCATTCACAAACTCTGCTAGCTTCTCCTTCCCATACCCAACCAGCACATCGTTAGGATCTTTACACCCTTCGGGCCACGACACCCTCCAACACCTAGACCTACCCAACCTACGCGCCAGTTCATTGCGCATGATAATCCCAACGTCATCGCCATCGTTCAGGAGAACTATTCGTTTAAACGATGATAGAGAATCCTGTAGCTCATCGATCCAAGGAATCTTGTGATCGCTTGCTCCATCGGGTAGCGATATGACGTTACCGAAACCAGCCTCCATAACTGACAAGGCATCAACTTCCCCTTCAGTAATGATCAGTGTTTCGTTTTCAGGATTAACTAGATTCCAGAGGTATGGTAATCGAGAGCCGTTCTTGATCTGCGTGAACTGCTTGTCAACAGTCCTGAACTTAACGTTGATTGTCTTGCCATCTGAATCCCTGTGGACAAACGCAATGGCCTTCTTGTTCTCCCCATTTATGAATGCCTCTCCAGACTCAACTCCAGCTAAGTCTATGATTTCCTTGGATATTCCTCGGTTCTCAAACCATTGAGTTATCTTGTCGTTAACACCCTCAAGCTCTGGTATCTTTGGTTTTTCTTTCTGTTTAAACGGACTCTTGTTCATGTTGTTTCTCCAGACATTGCCTTCCCAATCGCAGTGATGGCATCGCCATTGCGCACCCTCATAATCTATGGACATGGAAAGACAATGCTCGTTGCGATTTTTCTTTCGTGTGTGTGAGCATTGGGGACAAAGCATTTTGCGCTGCCCCTCGTTCAAGTCTGTAGGGTTAAAGCCTTCCGATGAAAGCCTGTCCCAGAAATCTGCCCCGCTCATGGAGCGGTTTGAAAGACAGTTCTCCCTGACTCAGTGACCCTTCGGCCTAAGTCATCCCTCGCCTGATCCTTAGCGTACTTTGCATCCATCTTGGCAAGGTATGCAGAGGTGCTTAGAAACCAACGCTTGCGCGTCTTTGGGTCAGCGTCATACGTCAGCCAATCATCCCTCGACTGAAGCACAGCATCTAAGCTTGGTATGTTTTTAAAAGCAGTGTGCCAACGTGTGTAGTCAGCTTCGTTAAGTTTGATCGTGTTCCCTTTGAACATCATTTCCTCCTGTTGCGAATTGAAAATGGTCTAACTTCCAGTGTACTACTGGTTCCTGATCTTGTGAATCGTTTCTGTCGTTTCTTCCTCCCCAGCCTATGCTGTCTGATGGTGTTGCCATATCCATGAAACCTATTGAGCCGCATGACCACTGCACAATAAGAATCACATCTAACCCTGTCGCCTCACTCAGCATCTTAGCACTGGCTACTTTCATTGCCGAGATTATGTAAGTTGGAAACGTCCCGCACTTGTGCGTCCGTACCTTGATCTCTGCAAATCCCTCGATGCTCCCGTCCTCTTTGTTTAAGAACGTGTAATCAATCGGATATTGTTTTGGGTTTGGCTTTGTGTCCAAGCCCCATAACTCTGAAACTCTTTCTGCTAATTTCTTTTCTCGTTCCCGATCCTCTTTTGTTTCATATATCGGTCTACTCATATCAGCTCCTTAGTTGCTTATACTGATAGATAATTATTAGATTGGCTGGTGAGAGAAGGACGCTCCCCCCAAACCCCGCTGATTCCTTGCTTTTATTAAAATACACACATACACTTGCTAACGCAACCCATAGATCTGAACCCTTCGGTTGCACTCCTTTGTTGCGAAAGGAAGACCCTGCTCATAGCTCGCCTTGTATCACTATGGGCGGGGTCAAACTTTCCACATCACCACCGTCTTCATCAAAGTCTATTTCTGAAACAATTACCTCTGCCCTTGGCGAAATCTTATCTAAGAATCTGGCGCACGAGATCACCTTCACCTGTCTATCGTTTGCGTACACGAGACCTTGAAGCCCATCGAGTATGACTGATGGATCTAAATCCTGTCTCCTGCTTGGATAGTAAATTGCTGCATGAAAAGCAAGATCGCCCTCTAACATATTGTTTAAACGAGGCACTTGCATTTGCAGATCCTTCTCAAACTGCAACGCTTTCTTAGATTTTATGAAGCGGGGTCTTCCTCCAAACGTAACAAGTCTTCGGCTGTTTGCCTTTGATGCAACCTCACCGTGAATTATATGCTTGACCTTTCTTTTGATTCGTGTTTCTATCGTACACCTACCTTTCGCAACAGGGTTTATTAATGCAATACACTAACAAGTTAAATCTGCCCGCGCCAATAGTTGAGGCGGTAAAACGCGACACCTATTCACGAGGCGAAGCAAGTTACTCTGCCACAGGTCTGCTGCGACCACCACAGATGGCAGCACTTTACGACAACTATTCGGACTACATATCAAAAGATGTGTCTGAGGAGCTGTGGACGCTGTTTGGGAGCGCCGTTCACCTTATCCTTGAGGGTACTAAGGCTCCCGAATACGTCACTGAGGAGCGCTTATATTGCGCCGTAGACGGTGTTCGGTTATCTGGGCAAATAGATGTGCAGCACATACAGCCAGATGGATCTCGCGTGCTACAGGATTACAAGACGCGCAAAGCCTACGGGGTTATGAACAACGACTCCGATGAGAAGCAATTAAATATCTACCGCTACATTGCAATGCAAAACGAAATTGAGGTCAGCGGTTTACAGGTGATAAACCTGATCAAAGATTGGTCACGCCATGAAGCAGAGCGCAGGGAGGGATACCCGCCTACTGACATATACGTACAGGACATACCAATTTGGTCAGACCAAAAGATCGAATCGTTTGTGAAGGAACGCATACGCTTGCACGAGGAAGCAGCCAATGGCAACGCAATCCTTTGCACAGACGATGAGAGATGGCTGCGTGACGAGAAGTTCGCAGTTATGAAGGAAGGAAGAAAGCGTGCGGTTCGCGTGTTTGATTCTATGGAGGAGGCAGAGACCTTTATCGCTGCGCAGAAAGATGCCGACAAACATATTGTTGATCACCGTAGGGGTCAGCCCACAAGGTGCATATCGTTCTGCGATGTAAGGGATTTCTGTCCACAATTCGCAACGTTTAAACAGGAGAATAGTTTTGAGTGATAACAGACTGCTTGAAGCAATCAGCTTTATGGAAGCATTGCCAGACTCAGATAAGGTTGACATAGGCGGGAAGCTATACGCACAGGTTACGACTCGCGTAGTTGCATTCCGTAAAGCCTATGGAGATCAAGGAAGAATCACAACAACGATCCATGTATCTAATGAGAATCGCGTGCAGATAGAGGCGCGTGTCTACGCTAGGGATGGCAACACTTGGCATCTAATCGCTAACGATTGGGCCGAAGAGTTTAGGTCTGATGGTTTCATCAATAAAAAATCAGCGACAGAGAACTGCGCTACGTCAGCAATAGGTAGGGCGTTGGCTGCGTGTGGTTTGGGTGGAGGCGAATACGCATCAGGTGACGAGGTTGAGTACGCCAAGACAGAGAAGGCTGAGATCGGCTCTGGCAAGCAGGAACCAAAGAAGCAGGAACCAAAGCAGGAGAAGCCCGCTGAAAAAAAGAAAGAAGAGGTAAAGCCAAAGCCTGAAGTTGTGGCTGAACAGGAGCCTGTCAAGATTGACCCATCTGAATGGCCGACCATGCTAAGGAAACAACTGAACGCTTTGAAGGATATGCACACGCATCACCAGATGACGTTTCATGTAAAGAGTCACGCCGAAGAATGGAAGAAGATGTATGGCAGCACGCCATCGTATGAATCATTTGTCGGTGAGGTAACCGCGCTACTTAGGGCGCAACAGGAACTAGAAAATAAGGAGAGCTTTTAATGGCTTACGAGATAAGGGAACTGGATTGCAACCTGTTTACTAACGACAGGAAAAGCGAGAGCTGGCACGCAGACTTTAACGGAAAGATTCTTGTAGACGGCAAGAACTACTACGTCAACCTAATGGATAAGCGGGAAGACCCGCAATCCAAGGTATCTTTTCGCCTACAGCTACGTGAAGTAGGTGCGCCAAAGCAAGCCCCACGCTCTAGCGGTTTTGAATCGGATGATTTAGGATTATGAGCAGGGTAAAAGGATATGCGATGGATCTTGAAACCACGCTGGAAAAAGCAGAGGTAATAAGCCTTGATGCACGAAGACTTGCAAAACGTGTAGGTATACATATCGACACGGAAGTTGTGCATAACTTGAATTCAGAATCACTGGTGGATATAGATAAGCGTTTAAACGAGATTCTCCAAAGCGTAGAAGACTTGAGAGAAATAAACGTAAAACTACAAGATCTAATCAATGGCATCGAAAGAAAAGGATTGGTCTGACAAAGTACGCAGCCAGAGATACCTTGCCCACGTAAGGGAGCATGGCTGCTTAATCTGTCAACGCCCTGCGCAAGCACATCATCTAACGTTCACTGACAAGGACAACCTCAGAGGCATGAGGCGCACTAGTGATTCTGACACAGTACCCCTGTGTGACGATCACCACAGACATCTTCATGCTTATGGGAATGAGCAACGTTGGTGGGCTATGCAGGGCATAGATCCTTTAATGTTTACAGACGCAACATGGAAACAATTTAATGAGTGAAAACAATTACCCAATAACCCAAGAAGAATACAACGAAATCGAGGATGAATTTGGAGACTACCGATTCAATCAGTATTGCATCCTAGTAAGACAGGAAGACGGCGGGATTGGAATCTTCGGAGAGTTTCAAGACCCAAAGGATGCTGCTGATTATTACAAATATTTCTTAAGCCATGCCGTAGACGAGAAAGATGTAACCATCCAAATGCTAACTATGGTTTCTCGTTTAAACGATAAAGGGGATGCCTACCAAATGGATATGGACTTTATGACCCATAAGAAAGATGACGGAGAAGATGATGAGTGAAGCAGACAGAATTGCAGAACACTTCGAGGCAAAGAAGTACGCCTACCGACAGTCAAGGGATGGCATGGTGCTTTCTTTTATCTTGCACCCAGACGATGTACCTAACGAACTAGCCACGGCAAAAATCGGACAACGATACATGATAGCTTGTGCGCAGATAGGCGAGGACGAAAGGCCAGTTGTAAAAGCAGCGGTTACAAAAGGTGAACGAGCTATGGCTAGAGCCAACTTAATTTGCCGAGAGAAAACCTTTCAGGAATGGGTTCGTTTGAACTTAGATAAACTCGTTTTTGCAAGCGAAAGAGAAGATTGGATTGCTGAAAACGTAAACGATGAAGAGCTTGCTTCAAATGTAATCAGGTCTGTTTGTGAAATCGAATCACGAAAAGAACTGCTCACTGATGAGGAAGCCCAAGAAAAACTTAAATCATTTCTCGCGCTCTTTGAGGACGAGGTAAAGGCATGAGCTGGTACACAGAAAAAATAAGAAGGCTCCGCATGGATCAGGGTTTGTCTTTACAAGCCCTTGCGGATAAGTCTGGAACCACCAAGTCTTATCTAAGTCAGGTCGAGAGAGGCCGTAGGAAGCCCAGCTTCGAGATTATGGAGAGTATAGCTACCGCTCTAGGGGCCAAGATATCTATCCAGCTAGAGGCTCCAGAGCCGCCACAGGCTATGAACCCGAATCGTCCTCGTCGCTCGATTGCGAGTCAGTTTCTGAATAATACTGGATGATACTTTTCATCTGGCGTAGGTATCGCTTGATCTCTGCCATGTTATGAGAAAGATTCTCGTAGCCCTTAGAGGTCAAGCTGTACCAGACATTCATTGGAGCTTCACCCTTCTCAAGATCGTCCAGATATTCTTGCATCAACGCAGGGGTAAGGACTGTCCACTCGACAGGCATCGTAGATATTTCATTCGGTGGTGGCGGATGATACATCGGAGCTTGCTTTACAACTGTAACAACCTCTACGGGTTTTACTTCCTGTTGTTTAAACGAACCGCCTCCTACTAGACTGCACCCAGATATTAAACTAAGAATCAGTCCGACTAATGTTGCGACCATTTTCATAAAAAGTTTCAGGATTGGTTATATCTGAAAGATCTACCATAACCTGTTTTGTTCCTCGGTTTATAATGTTTTCTATTAGCTTCGGCTTCCTCAATCCAAGCACATTGAGATCGTGCTTTGCGAACTTTTTTCTAATATCGTCTACCTCTTCTTGAGCTTCCTGATTTTGTTTGGTTAGCCGCTCAACTTGGGCAACCATTAGCTTTTGGTTCTCTATCGTTTCTTTTAGGTTTTCGTTTTGAGACTCTATTGTTTTCTCTAAAGTCTTTTGGTTTTGTATTGACTGCTCAAGCTTTAAGTGAAAAGACTCTAGCTCTGCCTGTGATTTGTCGTAGTAAAGTTTAAACGCTCCCGTTACAACTAGAAGCGCCAAGCCTAGACCTGCGCTTAGTTTCATCCCCATGTTACGATCCTTTCTTCCATTTCTTTGAAGGCGACTTAGTTTTGCTAGGACTCCACTTAACCTTGTCAGCCCAATATGCGGCTGACATTTTTCCTTTCTTTATGTTTTTTGAGTGGCGAGATTTAAACGCTTTCCTTTGACCCACAGTTTGATTGGTCTTGACACCCTGCTGCCCGAACCGAATGGTCTTCACCTTATCGCCTTCCTTGGCAACAACTATGTGTGACTTCTTAGGATGGTTGGGCGTGCGTTTAGGTTTATTAAAACCAGCAACACCAGCTCTAGCTAACCTTGGATCTTTCTTAGCTGGCATCACTTCTTCCTATATGATCTAGTTTTTTTAGCGATCTTTTTGGGCTGCGCACTGTGTTGCTTCCCTTTCTTTGTGTCAGCTCGCTTCTTCTTAGTTGTAGCTGCATACTCTTTAGAAGATAAAGACTTGATTGCTTTCTCTGGTAGATACCTTTCTCCCGTAGCCTTAGATCCCTGTGTCGATGGCTTACCTGATTTAGTTCGCCACTTTTGTTTTGTCCATTTCTTTAAAGACTTTTGCGGTTTCTTTAATGCCATTACTGATTATGCTCTTTGAGTTTCTGTTGACGAATCCACTCTTCTATTTTTTTTTACTCTTTATCTTTTGCTGTGCTTGCTTTGCCATTAGCTTTTATACCCCCCGCCTTTATCTTTGTACTGCTTGGCTAGCATCTGAGCCTTGCGAGCTGACCACTGCCCCGGCTTACCGCCTTTTGACCCAGCCTTTATCTTGTTAAATAAAGTCTTGCGCATAGTCGGCTTAGTATAATTGCCGGACTGATTAACCTTGGATTTTGCCTTCTTCTTTGCCGCCATGTTTAAACCAAAAAGTTAATGTTGTTGGGAGCCTTAGTGTTTTGTATTTCTACTTTACCACTTTTTGCAATATACAATGTAGAGTTTAACTGTTCTACCCTTTGTCTACGCTCTTCAACTTGCAGATCGTCCATAAGTCTTTGATACTTTTGCTCTGCCACTTGTCGCCAAGCAATTTGATTTACTGGTGTTGTTGCTCCTATATCCATCATTTAAAGATCAGTATGACCCCTCCGATTAAAATAAATGCACAAAGAATGCCAATGGCACTCACCCCCATAATTAAATATATTTGCCGAAGCATTTTCTTTCTAGCCGCAGCCCTAGCTCTTATAGCTTCCATTTGCCTTTTATGATTAGCTTTTTGTCTAGCCTTAGCATCGTCCCAGCGTTGCAAAAGAACTGGGTCATGGATAACTAGCATATCGTGAAGCGACTTCTCCCACTGATCCCTTCTATGCTTGATTGATTCCAACTTCAAAAGCTCCTGTGAAGTAAGGTTATTAATAACAGAATCTTTTTTATCACGCTCAAACGAATCTAACGCATCAGAAAATCCTTGCATCAACTCAACAGCTTTAGATGCGCCATCTCCTACCTCGTTTAATTTGTTGATGGCGGTCGATATTGTAGACAGGATCGCCCCTGCCGCAGCCACACTTTCAATTATCATAGTAAACCTTTAAGGTTTTCGAGACATATATGCTGTAGCGCCGAAGTACAATCCGATAATACTGGCTTGGCTCAGAAAGAGCATATCAGACAAGGACGATAATGTTGAAAGCCTATCCTCTGGAACAAAAGGCATTAGTGGCAACAAGGAATACAAGACCATAGATGACATAGCAACCCATGCTATTCTTCTTTGCGAGTCTTGCTTCTCTTCTCTTAGATCCAGCTCAAGCATTTGCGTAGCACGCTCTAACTCTTCATCGCTAACAGTGCCATCGTTGTCGATGTCATACTTAGCCCAAACCGAATCATGTTGTAACTTCTTTGCCATCACACTATCTCCTCATCTTGCTTTCTGTAATACGCAAGATACTCTTCCCACCCAGTAAATCTTTTCTCTTCAGCAATGTAAAAACAACAGCTATATATACTCACAATATTAATCCCAAAACTTCTGATTACTTGAGGCCATTACTGGCCTACAATAAGCCGTTATATTCTGCTGCTTTACTCCTCCTCTACACCGAACATCTAAACAGTTATGCTCTATCCAATAGGCAAACTGTTGGCATCGATGTATATCTCTAAACAGCATCTGCTCTGCACCATCTACTACATTGCCTTCTATTACTGTAATCAGCATAAAGGCTAGGACAGCACCTTTCATTCAAACTGCGTATACGACTTACCATCGAAGACTAAGGACTCGTTTCTGTTATCTCCCGCTGATACATAGGAGACATGAATCCACCCACTGTTGGGGTCTATCCCGTCATAAAACTCTAAGATAAGCTGGTCATAATCCAAGTTATCTTTAATCCAAAAGGCAACCTCTTCGTTATCTACATTGGGCAGCTCGAAATCTATCGCCTGTCCTTTGCAGTGTTGGCTGTTGGGGTTGCCGCCAACCTCCTTGTTTAAATCTGGACATCTATACCCGCTGTTAGGTATAAACGGCACGCCATAATGAACCCTGACTGGTTCAACTACATATTCCAGTACACGCTTCAGGTTATCAAGATGCTCACCTGTAGCCATATTATCTATGCCTTTCCTCGTAGCTGTCTCACTTCGGCAGCACTCAGCTAATGTAAAATGCTCACTTAACTTAGTCATCTGCTTAAAAGAGCCTCTCTCTTTAATCTCGATATAACAGAAGAAGATATTCTTCCAGCTTGTGTTAACTGCTCTTCTTGCAAATCATAGTTAGATAATTTTTGTCTAAATGATTGCAACCTTCTTTCCCTTTCCTCAACACTTAATGATTGATCTCCGGCTATTTTATTAATAGTAGAAATTAAACTGCTTCGCTCTCTATAAATATAATAAAGAGACATTTTTATTTGCTCTGGGTCTATATTGATAACGTTTAAACCAACCATCCTAAGAAGAGCTTGGTTAACCGTATCACCTTCTAACCCTGATGGTTTTCTAGTTCCAGATGTAGCATCTAATAGTTTTTTAACTGCACCATAATCTGTGTTTAAAAACCCCGGAAGAATGTATTGATTTGCCATCCAATAAAAAGCATCGGTTAGCTTTCCTCTATCGTAAAATGGACGTTCTTCTGCGTTAGAAATCCACCAAGGATCGTGAGGATTAATAATTGGTCTTTGTGTAAATGGATCTATGTTTTGTACGGCTCCAGCTAACGCCCATGCTGGGCCACCAAACAATCCTAATGTGCTGGTTATATCGTCTACACTAAAACCGCCTTGAGTATAGTCTTGGTTCCCGGTAATTGCCTTGCTAGCATTTATAGCTCCAGCGCCCAAAGCAGCAAAGCTACCCCAAGGATACAAAAAGCTAGTGTCTAAAAACTTTATTCGACCAGCATCATCTCTGTATGGCAAAGGCATAAGTCCGGGGTTGCCTCTTAAGTAATCAGGCACTGAAGCTTTTATAGCGTCATATTCTTCATCATCTATATTAAATGCCGCCATCATTAAGTGAGGCATTGCATAGGCCATTCCAACGTAAGGAGCAAACCTAAACGGATTTCTAATTGCAGTCTTCATAAGGACAGGCAATACCTTGTACTGGAACGTAATAAAAGGAATACCAATAGGGCTTGTTCTAGTTTTTCTAATTAAAGCTGGAACATCTGAATAGTCAAACAAATACTCTTGCGCTCTAAGAAACGCATCATCTGCACTCAGTCCTTCTCGCTCCATCACATCAATAGCAATGGCAGTCTTGCCCATCACCTCTATATTTTGATAGAGATTAGATGCTTTAGTTGCTAGCTTTCCCCAAGCCTTTAGCTTTAACCAACCATACAAACCCAAGTCTTTTGCATCTACACCGCCAAGAAAATCCATAATGTCATCAGACATTTTTACAAGTTCTTGATCCGCAAAAGATGATTGAGCAACACCCCTTTCCAACAAAGCCATGTAATGCCTAGCATTATCATAATCACCTTTGTTGTATGATCTTATTTCCCCAATCGCTTCTACCATTCTAGGAAGAACTTTAAAGAAAGGTATTCCAGAAAGGTGCATAAGAATCATATTGCTGAATGTGTTACGCGCAATAGTTGGCGGGTTAAGAGGAACCTTAATTGTTTTCCAAACCGCTACTGCTTTCTTAGTTAACTTATCTAATTCAACAACAGTAGTATCACCAACGTTAGCAATAACCTTAGAGGCTATTATGTCATCGTATATTTCTTGCCTTATCAATCTTCCTGCTAGCATCCCAAACTTAAGACCTTTAGGAATTCGTTTAAACCCTTCAAAGTATTGCGTGCCAAGATTAACTATGTCTTCATCTTCCATCTGAGACACATCTATCCCTTGGTTCTTTTCTGCAAACGCCTTAAATGTTTGTGTTGCAGCAGCCTCCATTCTGTCTGCTTCAGCGTTTAAACGGGCTGCTTTCTCTGGAGATAACCCTTGCTCTGCTTCTGCAATATTTCTTATTACAACTGCTTCATTCTTTAACCAAAACGCACTAATTTTTTTAGTGTCGCCATTTACATCTGTGTAAGAAACCAAAAACTCATCATCGGGGTTTGTCCAGTTTTCATTCTCACTGATTGCGTTAAAAAAGTTTATTAACTCTAAATCTCTTATAGATCTTTGCATTGATCTAGATACTAGGAATGCCGGATCTTGTTCTGCTATTTCACCAAGCAGCTCTCTAGTTCCCTCTGGGATATCCTCTCTTGGTTTAAGAAACTCAAAGGGCTTTCCTGACGGATCATCAATAATGTGCTTTAAATACAGTCTTGGAAGGTATGCTCTTCGTCTTTCCAAGTATGTCTTAGGACTCATCAAGCCTTTTGCTACAAGCTCTGCACCAACGTTTTCTATAATGTCTTTTGCTTTAGCAGATGCTTTAGCAGCTCTTGGATCTAAAGCATTCAAAGCATCAAATGCTTGCTGCTCTGCTACCGTATCTCCTGTAGTCATATAGGTATAAATTGCATTACGAACTAAAGCATTGCTTTCTCTTGCTTGAGATCCAATGCCCTTAATAAAATCAACCATTGATTGTCTGGCTGTTTTAGTCATCTCATTTTTAGACGCAATCCCAGCATTCGTAGCTGAGTTGCGATCATCTTGTTTTGCCATTTGATAAATCGCGTAAGGCTCCTGTCTCCAAGGCGCACCCTCTGACTGCATATCCTCAGTGATTTCAAACAATGGCAATGAGTTGGTAATTGCAGACTTGCGAACTAAATACTGACCCCTTTTATCGTCTGCTAACTCTGATATTTGTTGCTCTAAACCAAACACCTCGTCTGGATCTACATCAGGATCTGCTCTAGTTGCTATGTCTTCAACAAGCATTTCTTTTGAAGCCAGCTCTTTTCTTGTTTGTCTTTCTGCTGGTATAAGCCTTTCGCCTTCCCACTCCAAGTCATTAATGTTAGTTATAATTGCTTGTTGATCTGCGTCAGCATCACCTATGTATAAAATAGATCCTTGATTTTCATTACGAATCTTACTTTCTTTCTTTTTAATTGTAGAGCCAAGAGCTTTAGCTAATGCTTTAGGCATCATTCGGTCATATATATTAGTAAAGCCGGAACCTACAGGATAATCCACCGCGCCATCTGC